CTATAGGACCATTGTCAACAATCCAATTGATTGCTGCTGCTTGTACACCAAGCTCTTCGGTGATGTCGAGCAAGTCATCAGTGTTGCCCATGACAAAAGCTAATAGCTCGGGTGTATTGTAGTCATTGTCTGTATCATACTTGTACCATTCATCCCATTGAGTAAAGGGATTGTATGGATTGTCATACGTTGTTAGCATGACATCAAGTACTTCATCGTACTGTTCGTCCATTGACTACCTCCTTTACTCTACGATGTTCTGGATGGAACTAACTGATAGACCCAGAGCTTCAGATACTTCAGCATAGCTGTGTCCATTACGAAGCATGGCCTTGGCTCTACTTGCTTTGGCTAATGAGATAGACTCACTCTTACGAGGAGTAGCTAACTGCTTAAGCCTGTCTGCATCTGAGTACCTGATGATCTGTGTTAGTTTGTTAGTAGACACAGCCCCAGCTTGAATAGCTGCCCACTCATCATCGTCAATGCTAATCCTTACTTTCTTACCAGAAGCTCCAACTTGTACACGAGCTGCTGCAATAGATTGTTGCTTAAGCTTCTTTAGTTGGTCTGGCTGCATGTCAGGAGTTCGTTTAGATGCAATGGTTCTGTTAGCAATCAGTTGAGCTTGACGTTCTTTAGGTGCATTCATAAGTGCATCACTAAGCTTCTTGTCTAGAGACTCTAGCTGAGGTCTGTACTTAATCTTAGCTTCCTTACTGATGTGCATGTTAGGAGTCTTGTCTACTAGATCACGACCCTTTTGTTGTAGCTTACCGAGAGCATTAATATAATTACCATACATGTTCTCAATAGGCGTACCAGAACCTAGCTTCTTAGCATCATCAACCATATCAACAATGGCTTTCTCTGTTCCTTTCTTACGAACAGTCTTAGTAATTGTTGGTTTGAGTCTTGGGTTAGCTGCTAGTTCTTCAGGAGACCGGTGTCTTTCCACCTTCTCCGTTTCAGATATCTTTCTCTTGGACAAGGAAATAAGAGTAGATGCTCCAGTACCTTTGCTACCAGTTAAAATATTGGTATGCAATTGGTATTTCTTTTTAAGAGATGCAATATCGTTTTCTCTTTCAGATCTCTTATAATCAAGACTATGTTTCTCAGCATCAATAACAACCATTGAATGTCGTACTGCACGAGCGATCTCAGATTGTGATGCGTTCTTAATAGTCATATCAGTAATAAGATTAGATACTTCGCCCATTTGTTTTTGAGTATCGATCTTTGGAGGCTTAGGAGTATAATAAGCTTTGGTATCAAAGTTCTTTAACTCCTTCAATGAGCGAGCAGTTTTAATTTGACCCTTGTTGTTTGGAATAACCATAACAGAGTCACCATCAAAGTCTGCCCCTGAAAGTTTAGATGCAACAGATGAATCTATACCAATGGCATCTTTGGCATTGCGCATAAATTTAGCAGCACCACTTCCAAGTTTATTATTAACAGTTAGTTCGGGTAATTCAAATCTTCCTCCATGAGGATAACGAACAAGTACTACTTTCTCACCATTCTTAAATGATGGAGCATATACTTCGTTAGCTTTGATACCATCGAGAGGTAATAACACTTTACCTTTCATTCGATCGAACCCTGTTAATTTAAGAGACTGTCGTTTTGAATCCAAGCCATCGATAAAATCATTCATCAAGGCTTTCTTAACTACAGGATTCGTTAACTTAGAAATCTCTTCGTACTCTTTCTTAAGTTTGTTGTATGTAGTTTCAATACGATCCTTAACAAGAGCAGGTGGCTGTTTAGATAAGAACTGAGAAGATAAAGTTTTAGACCAGGAATTCCAGTCACCTTCTTCATTAACCTTATTGATTGCACCTTTCTGTCCGCCCGGTTTAATAGTTGCTCCAAATGGATTATCGGGATCATCTTTCAAAGGTTTCAGTACTTTATCTGGAGGAGTTCCTCGTTTCTTATTGGTGTTGAAAATAACATCGACACCTTTTGGAAAGTCTTTAGGATCTCCATAAACAGCCATACCTTTAAGATAATGAGTTCCACCAACTCCAATGCGAACCTGAGCATAATGCGAATTACCTAGATCAAGATCCTTGACACCAGGTCTCAACTGCATTACCCCATCTTTTGCTGTACCTCCATCTTCATCGTACTTAATTCCCACCCGTTTCCAATCAAGGTGCTGAATAGGCTTAAGTCCTAGTTGAGATACACCATGTTCATCTTTATAAATAAGAGGTGGTGTAATCTTATCTCTGTTTTGTCGTACTACAGAAATATCAGGTTCTTTAGAAAGGACCTTCATCTCAACCCAGTGAGCATCATTGGTTGCGTTCTTAACATAAATGTTGTGAACATGATAACCTTTTTCTTCTAACTGTTGTGTAGCACGTTTAAGCATACTGTCATTAATACCAAGTTGTTGGGCTGAGCCAGAACCGATATCAATGTAGTCATACTTACCTACCAGTTTCTCCAAGTCACCTTTGACTTGTTCCATTCTGGTAACGTTGTGTTTAACCTTGGCATTTAAGTTCATACGAACAGTGGATTCAGGGATACCTAGTTGTCTAGATATCTCAATTGATCCGAATCCTTTATCTGCTAATTCATTGATTCGAGAGATGTTGTTCTTACGAATTTCTTGTTTAGCGATATTGTTCCGCTTACGAAACTCTGTTGTAGATATGCCAAGTTTGTTCGCTATTTCCGTGTCTGTCAATCCGGTCTTGCGGTATTTAGCCACAACATCGGACCAGCCAGTGGCACGTTGGTATGAATTATCTCCGGAACCCCAAGCATAGCGACCACTGTGAGGAACGGAGCCTTGATGTGGAGTTCCTCTATGTTCGAGGTACTCTTGTAAAGTTTCCGACATCATTCACCTCACGGTTTGTTTTCAAGTAATGCTGAGAATTCCTTAATGCTATGCATAATATCATAGACATCTTCGGGCTCAGGAATTACTTCATCAATGTTATCCCCTTGATAAATACGCAGAATCATGTCTGTCTTTTCAGGTTTGACAGAATACTCCAGACAGAAATATGCAGCATATACTAACAATTGTTCCATCTTTGGTTTAGTCACTCCTGTTTTTAAATCATGAATACGTAGGAATCCACGAGGATTATCTTTCTTTGGAGGATCATATCGAATTGCATCCGCAGTGCCAAACGCATAAGGACTGTAAAATAAAAGGACTTCGCTGTCCATGTTGAATCCTATTGCATCATTAACAAAATTGGCTAAGGCAGGATGCGTATGTCCAGGCAATAACCTAATTCGTTTGTTGATGGCTTCAGATGCGAATTCGTGTAACTCCGTTCCCCGTTGTTTCGCTAACTCGTTTTCAAATCGGCTAACTACTTTCTCGGGAGTATAATTTATCCAGTGACATTGACTAGCACTTAGAAACGAATGTTTCCCTTCGTAGTCGTAATGTCTGTTCCATTTCATGCAAAACTTCCTCCTTGTTTTCAGGATATATAGTCCTAGCCCAACCACCGTTGTCGTTATACTTCTTTAAGTAATATGGTTGGTTCGGACGATATGGCGCCTTAGCACTCTTCTTGCATTCAAGATGAAATGACCAAGGACCTACATCCACAGACAAATCAGGAATCCCTTGAATATGCTTAGCATCGTTCTTTTTAACGATAGCATCAGGAATCAAAGCCTCAATATCTTTAATCAAGACTCGCTGAAAATCTCTTTCCAATTTTCCCATTGTCTCTTAACCCAATTCCTCTCGTTGAATTTTTCTTTTTTCTTAATCGCTCTATATACAGCATCGTCAATACAGTCTGAACTCTTGAGATAGATATAGTGCATAGTCTCAAATGGCGTGTTGATACGATTTATGCGTCCCTCGCTCTGCTCCATAATACGATATGAATAGTTAAGGGAATAGAAAAGAATTGTATCGGTTGTAATACAGTTCCAAGCTTCTGATCCGGCTATGTACTGAACTAAATAAACCCAGTCATCACCGTCATCTGGAATACTCTCATGTCGAGAACCATTCCATTGTCTATATCTAAGTCCGAGTTCCTCACAAATGTCAATTAGAATTTCTAACTCATAAATGTAATTGTAGAACACAATCAATTTATCTTTTGTCATGATATGTTGTCTTGCATTCTCCTTTCGACGATCACTAGAACAAACTATCTTTCTAAGTACTTGTGTGAACTCAGAAGCATTCATAATAGGTTCGTTTGTGAAAGGATTAAACCTGGATTTAACAGTTTCGTCATATAACTTTCTGTCAAAGTCACAGGTAACAAATACACGATCTATCTTAGTCTTACGGAAGTCCGCCATAGAAACAATAATAGCTCGCCTATATCTTTCTAATCGATCTACCTTGTGATATCTCTTAATTTGAGGAAATGACGTATATGGTTTGTACTCAACATGCTCATCAATAAAATGAGACTTGTTGCGATAGAATCCATTGGCTATGAATAATACCATAAAGTCAATCCAAGTATCACCTGGTGTAGCAGATAACATAATCCATTTATTACGTCTGCTAATATCAATCAAGCTGCGTCCCCATGTTCCATAACCAACAGCACGTTGTTCGTCAAAAATAAAGAAAGCATCTTTGACATCTTTGTACTTTTTGATATTGTTCCATGAATCAACAACTCCATTTATACCAAGCAACTCAAAATCACGTTGCCATTCTTTATCATCTCGCTTCTTTGCGACAGTGATAATATAAAGCGGTTTGTCCGAATGATTACGGAGGTAGTAGAATAAGCCCGTTAAAGATTTACCCGAACCTACTTTACCACAAAGCACACAACCATCTCTAAGATGATCTAATGCTTGTTCCTGATAATCATATAGTTGGACCATTAAAATCCGTATTTACGAGCCAATGGTGTTGATTGTACGTGGATATATGCTTTAGATAAGTCAAGACGTGCGTAAGTTCCACGTTCGTGTTTCTCACGACGACGAATAACCATGTCACAAGCACGGATTTCCATTTCGTCAATCATACCATACATATCCGGAGTTAGGAAAGTGATGTTGTCAGTTGGTACTTCTTCATCAACATCCAATTCGCCATCGTCATTGATAAGCGCAATAACCGGAGTTCTGTACTCAGTATATACTTTGACCTTGATGTAATACGTTGGTTGTACAACATCTGGGTCGAGGTCTGGGTTCTTAGCTGCAGGATCGTGAAGTTTTACATTGATTCCATAATCTTGAAGAGCTGGAACATCTTCTGGATCGATCACAATTTGGAAATTCCGGTCACCGAGTGCATTAAACTCAGTCTTACGACCTTCGAAGTTCGGTCTAAACATAAACCGAACATTTTCCAATTGCAACTGTTTATTACTAATAGCTAATACTTTTGTCATTTTATAAAATTCCTTTCGATTTGTTTTGACATAAAAATAGCAAGAAAAAAAGTAAAAGATCCTAAAATCTTTTATCCCTTCCTATTATGTGCCAAGTAATTTCTGCGAAATCCGCAAGCAACAAAATTAGGCTACCGCCGAAGTTTCTTCTGAAACCTCAGGCGATAAACCTAGAACAACTTGATAATCAGTTGGCATATCATCAACAATTTCATTGATGTCTCCAACTTTCATAATCTTCTTCAAACCTTCGAGAGCGACTCTGTCATAATATGAAAAGTCAACATCATCATCTTTAAATTCCGCAGATTGCTTGAACTTAAATCCTTTCGTGCCGGTTACTGACTTGAATGTTTCATTGTCTTCTGTCCACAATGCTTCTTCTCCAGTGAGAGATGCATAAATGGATCCTACTTTACCAACGAACTCTTTACCAAGATAAATATGGCCTTTCGATTGTTTGGTTAGGAAGAAATCTTTTTCCTCAATACGTTCTTTAGTCCATACTCGTTTCAACAAATATGGGTTCAAGAACTCAGCTCCAGTCGGAGACCAGCTATCATCTTCAAGCTGAGCAATATAAACAGCATTGTTAATCAACGCCATACGTTTATAAGTGTGCTCATGCTCAAATTTATAATTGTATTGAGGTAGTGCTCCAAATTTATGAACGAAGTCAATAATGTAATCGTCCACATTTGGAATCTTAATCGAGTCCGTCTTAATATGAGCGACCTCATATCCTTCGTCCTCAACTGCAAAGCGTAAGTCGACCATAAATAAAGCTCCACGTTTAGCAACAATGTTGTCAACGTTTGATGGGTGTTTAAATTTATTATCAAACTTAGCCGATGTCATACCATATACTGAGTTGATTACAATCTTCAATGCGGTTACCAAAGGTTTGATATATTCCGGGTTATCCAAGAACGGAGCCAGGATACCATCAAACATTTGTTTAACTTCATCGATCTTGTTATGTTTAAGCAATACACGAACTTTAAGCAAGTCAGCATACCTCTGAGTATATGGTCCAAAGTAGTTCATATTAACGAGACTGTTCGGATGCATGGACTCAACGTCAAGCAATCCAACATTCTTGTAAATACCTGGTTTAGCATACACATAACCACCCTCGCCGGTCTCAATACCACGATATGTGGATTTACCGAACTCGTAGACATAACCAGGGAACGTCTTAGACAGATCAACATAATTGAATTTGTCTTGTGGTCGTGGATCATTACCGAAGATAAATAATGCAGTCAACTGATTGTTAGTCGCATTCATAGATCCGCGGGAAATGGTTGCTAGGATTTCACGAGCAACATAGTCCGCATAAACAGCATCAAACAATTTCTCAGTAGCATCAACGTCATTAACACAGTAGTCAACAACAACTGGTACTAAATGATCTGATACTGGTTGATCCCAGGGGATTTCCATTTCTACGTGTTTGATACCTAGTTCGACTTCCCATTTCTTAAGCGACTGTTTCTTCTGACTGTACTCATAAATATCAGCATAGCTAATTTCATAAGCAGCGGCATACATTCCAGTCTTCGCATTCTTCTCATTGATAATACGATGTGACTGTTGGAACAAATCCATTTCACTACCACCGAGAAGTCTCGCATAAAGAATATGGTTATCGTATCGTCGGTTGTTAAATCCTACGAGTGGAAACGAAAGCAAATATTCAATCTGCTCAGGAGTAGGATTAATCCACTTAACGAATTCATCGTCTCCGTATTTCTTCCAGACAACAACAAACAGATTTGGATACACCTCAATATCGAAGAACACCAATTCTTCTTTTGGATATATCTTTGTGAATCCTGTAAGTCTGTCCTGTATTTTATCTTCGTTCTCATCTCGAAGTGTTGACCAAGGAATCTTCTGAACAACCTTCAAACAGTACTCACGATTATTTGTTGACTTCAACGCTCGCATCATACAAGCATGTCTCAAATCATTCAAGTCATATTCCAGACCTTGATCATGGGCCTTCTGAATTTCATGAGCAATCCAATCGATAGTCGGTTTTGTATTTGGATGTGATGGTTCCTTGCCTTCAATCATACCCAACTGTCGTTTTACAAAATTACGTAATACCTGTTCGGTATACACAATATCTTCTATCTCGCTATACACCACAGCCTCCTTCTCTCTTAGTGGGAGACCTGAGGATATATGTGCGATTTCATACTCATTGGCTTTCATGTTGATACGTCGCAGAGAAGACTTTCCACGATATACCTTGATCTCCACATCCTCTTCAACCAGATTTGATAACTCATTCACATTACCGTCATAGATATAATGCAAGTGAATACCATGGCCAGATTTGGATAGTTCGGCATACGTCGGAGGAAACTGTCGGGCTGCTTCCTTGTTCAGTTCCAAATCCTTCTTGCCTGTCTCCGGGTTCTTTTTATCTAAATCAATGATAACATGACTCAGCGGAACTTTAACCCAGTGAAGTTGTTCCGTGTCGATATCTGCTAGAACAGTCTTAACATCATCCCACTTCGCCAAAGGATTACCTTTCGAATTTGCCGGTTGTGCTGGGAATGCTGCTGCGATACCGTTGAAATATGATGGGTTGTCTAAGAATGTGAGCCAATCTTCTTTTGCTTCTTCAGAATGCACGAAGCGACCATCGGTTTTGTCTCCGAGACCTTCTGGATATACGACTTCCCATTTGAATCCTCGATATAAATTCTTGTAACGAATATTATCAATCCGAATCTCTGTATGGAACTCGTCGAAATATCGCATGAGCTCTTTCTTGATCTTTGCCTTGTATCCTTCTGTCTTGAATCCGAGATCTTCCAGATATTCTTTATACATCTCAGCAACACGCTTGAGCGTAATATCCTTACCAATCTCCATAGCATTACTTCGGACAAAGTCAAAGATAATATCTGTATTGACTGCCATCTCAATATCGAAGTAATCGTCGTAGAAAGAATAACCAAGTTCTTTGAAAGTATCCATTGCCATAGATGCAATATATGGAACCTCGTACTTGACTCTATCAAATAACGCATCGTATTCTTCGTGAGTGAATTTACGACCACTAGGATTTACTACAACAGCCCGTCGAGTAATTCCTGAGTCAATATTCCTAACACGATATCGTTGGTTTGACGCAGTTACCAATAATCCACTGAATGTTACATCATACGGTTCTTTGTATTTCTTGTTGACAGATATAGTTTCATGAGACGTTAGTTTCAACAATGGAGTATCGTTACTGATCCTGGAAATATCCGTATCGTCATCGATCAATAAAGGAACTTCTCGGATCTGTCCTGTTGCAAATGGTCCACCACTCGTCAGCTCTCTCAAGTCGATAGGAGCATGGTATCCATCAAATATCATCTTGAATACTTTGAGCACAGTACCTTTACCCGATCCTTTTGGTCCATACAAATACATGAACTTCTCGATACCATCCATTTTGTTCATAAGCAAAGCGCCCATAAACCATAGAATCTTTTCAGCTTCATTTGGATCATACAGTGTGTATAACAATTCTTTGAACGCCGGGCAGTCACCACTCACAGGAGTATATGGTAATTTAACAGTTGCATAATCTTCGCGCCTAATCTTATGATCAGCAAACAATATGCGTCTGTTGAAGTTGGTTTCAGGTTGCCAAAGGACTTTGATATAGTCAACAAACAATTTGTACTTGCCAGCTGACGCTTTACGAATTTCCTTAACCTGAATCCTAGCTGTTGGATGTTCGGCTTTTATTTCATGATACTTTCTCCACAAGATCGAGTCGATACAATCAAATAAATAGTTCTGGTCCATTATCCATTCGTTTCCATCCCAGAAAGCAAAGAACGAAGAACCTTTGATAACCAAGTCTTTAATATCACCAAACAAGAAGTCTGGAGATATGACATAATCATAAACTCTGTTGTTACTGAAGTTTTGCTCGACAGTGACGTCTAAAAAATCAAACTTCACCGAAACCCTCCTTTTCTATCATATTTTGTGAGTTGTGGCTAATTTCAGCCAATAAGACCGAATTCAACCAAATTTAGCCGTTTCAGACCAATAGTCCCCATTCTCCCCTCTTCTCCTATTGTTTATATATATTATAAGCTTTTAACTCTTGATGTAAACAATGTAAAAACAGGGTCGATTGGGGGGATTAGGGACTCACAACCCCTAAAGTACCCTCAAAATCGCCGAAATATGCCCAAAAACCACCCAAAATAAGGCATTTTCAAGCTATTTCGGCTCCGCCCCAAAAACCCTTAAAAATTTGGGGGATTTTGGGGGACTGCTATTTTGAGCCATTTTAGGCCCATTTTTCCTATAATATCATAGTAATTTAACCACGTTTTTAGCCCGAATCAACCCTGATTTTCCCACAATATTATAGGAAATCCGGCTGATTTAGACGATATAATTGACGATTTTGTCTCGTTTTTTGGCTTCATAATAGTCAATATTGCCAATTTTAAACCCATTTATACGACGTTTTCTCCACATAAATAGGTCATCTTTAGAAGGATCCAGCTTCAAACCAGCACAAATATCATAGATATGTACGCCATGTTTGCACGAATATTGGATCTTTTGATGCATTTTATCAAGATCTTCATACTCAATTCCGTTCCTGCTAAGCTCGGATACACCAGTTAATCCTAAAGAATCCTTAATTAAACCCCGAATAATAGAAGATCTAGGCTTAAGCATCCACTTTGGATAGTAGTCTGAATGGTGTCCTGAATATGCGTCAGAGATCTCCAAGAAGAAGTTTATAACATCAATTGCTTCCACGATATTCTTCAGCTTCAATACCTTAACTACATTAGATCTGCGATCAGCGTACATCTCAAACTGGATTACTGTAGGATCCGTGAGCTTGAAATACATCTTGCCATAGATCTTCGCCAACATATACTTGTCATACTTACGAATATCCTTATAGAATTTGCGCAAGTAGTCTGTGAAGTTGATTTTAATTAAGTCTGTTCCAGGATCAATCACGACCATCGTAATTTACCTCCGGATCATCATAATCTGCTGTTACAAAACGTGAGTTTGTAGCCAACAGTACCTTACCAAGTTCACGCCAATATACCAGAGAAGGTCTAACGATAGGGATAACATTATCGTCATCAACCATGCTCACATAATCAGTCTTGATAATATCATCGAAGTCAACATCAACACCTTTACTAAACAAGTAACGACGAATTTCGATGTGTTGAGGAACGTCCAAAGCATCCTTTAGTAACCCGCGCATCCAGCGAACCTTCGGCTCAAACATCCATTCTGGCATAAGCTCTTTTTCCAAGCGATATGAGCTTTCAGCAAGAATAGTAAAGAAGTTTACGACCTGCACAAACATATCCGGAGTGAGTCCATATAATACCTTACGATCATATCTGTAACCATAGAAGCGGTATTTGAATTGGACCTGGATTGGATCCGAGATGTTGAAATACATAAAGCATTCGATCTTCTTGAAATAATCCAAGGCATCTGGACGATGTAATTCGAAAAGGCGTGTGAAATATTTGGTTAAGTCGATAACATAAATGTCGTTTTGGGTAGTCATCTTAATACCTCCTATTCCTTAAACCTTACGAATGAATTGGCGAATATCGAGTGTTAAGTAATCGCCTTTGAAGATCTGCTCGAACTTAATGATTAGTTCACCATTAGAAATCTGAACAGAAGTGATTTGTCCATTACGAGTACCTGTATTCCAAAAGATATTGGCAGTAACCCCTACAGCAAAACGCTTAGTTACTTCGGTAATATCTACAAGATCTGTGATTGGTACAGAGATTTCGTATTCGTTGACGTTAGGATCTTCCGGATCAATACCAACTGAGAAAATAGGACCCTTAGTTTCAAGTAGATCAGTATTTACATTAATAAGAGTTTTGATACGAGCAAGAGCGTTACCGTATTTAATGGATTTGAATTCCTTAAAGTGGAAGATGTAAATATCCTCAATGTATGGGATAATAGCGTCCAATGAATATAGCAGATCGTCTTTGAATGTATTCCAAACACAATCTTCGAAAGAATATAGAGTGTCCGGCTTGTTCGTCGGAATACTAAATTCCTTAGCTCGTTTTTGTACACGAGCACAAATCTTAATGCCATCACGTGAGTGTTTCACCCACAAGACATCATTCATGTCGATGTCTAAAACCTTTACTGTCATATCATACCTCCTTAAATAACCTCACGGACAATTAGACCGTGTTCACGCAAAATAGGTTTAAGATCAAAGTCTTTACCCACCATAATAACATCTTCACCAGGTTTAGTCTGATGATTATCGAACCATAATATGAAGTTTTGTTTCATAGGCTCATTGTCAAACACCAAAATCTTACGATTGTGATGTCGCCATTGTTCTAAATCATTAGATGCTAAGCCAAGATGAATGATCAGAACATTTTGAATTCCATTGTCCACAATATGAACATTCCCTAAGGAAGGGATATTACCAACGAAGTCGACTTGCTTGGCACGTGAGCTAGCCAAGATAGATGGTTGTTTGGATATGTATAGCTTAACCATGTTCGCATCATCAGGATATTCGTTTGTGGTGAAATGTGCGTCGTATAAACTTCTCCAACCAATAACATAGTCCTTAGCCTCAATAGGATAGTGGTGACAGATCCGTTTGTAATCTGCCACTGTCAAATATCCCATAGTCTTCAGAACTTTCAATAAGACACTTTTCAAATACGATGTCTTCTCCATACCAGACTTGAATTTCATTTGCAGCTCCTTTTATTTGATTGTAGGTTCGTATTTCATATCACGAAGGATTTCTTTGTTTTGAGCACCGATATCGTCCAACATCATATCTACGCTCTCTTCCAAACGTTTAACAAATTTACGATAGATCTCTGCATTTTTACGTTTCAAACGATACAGGTTATCGGTGTCATATAGGTGTAAGTTGTTAGGTACAATTTGTTTGAGGTGCATTGGATGGAAGAAAATATCATCAGATGCTTTAGGACTTGTATAGTCAAGAGCGCGTTTGTCGAATCCAAACATGTAGTCCTTAAGTTCGACTTTCTTATTAGCAGCTTTACGCAGCTCGGCAACAGAAATAGAATCGCCACGGTTTAATTTATCCAAGACATACATATACCAAAGAACTTTTTGTCCTTGAGCGGTGGTGTATTGTTCGTCAGTCATACCAGCGTTAGCAGCTTGCACAGCTTCGTCATTGAAATGTTTTGATTTGATAACAGGTAATCTAGTAATATCATACTTCATTAGTTTCTCCTTTTGTTTAACGTAATACTACGAGAAGATTTGCTCGTAGATCCCAAAGTAATTTCCGTGTGTCAGCCTCTCCTACGATTTCGCTACGTAGAATAGCCGAGTCCAAGAGTTCTTTCAACGTCTTGGCAGTTTCAAAGATTTCTGCATCGTCCATGTTCGAGACGACCTTATCTTTTATTTCGTCCATTAGTACTTCCTTTCCAATTATACGTATTGTACTCGGAATGGTCCAGCTCCTTCTGGTAGCGAGTCGCGTCAAGAATATAGTAGTTTTCGACATCAACAGGACCACCCGGAGTAAATGTGCAGTCCAATGGTTTAGAATCTAGAATATCCAAACGAGTCAAATGTGGCTCATCTGGATTATTCCAATATCTAACCAAGGATAAATTAATTACAGGTAGATTTGTCCCTTGACATGATGCGATTTCATTACCGTCAGATTTGTATTGTATGAATTTGTATGTCGTTGCATACTTTCTGAATATAGTATCGATGAAATCTTCTGAGTCATCAGCCTTGAACAACTCCTTAACCATACCCAACAGTGATTCCGAACTTTCAAATATGAACATCCGATGATCATTGTCGGTTTCTGAGATCACAAGATATGGGCAGAGCATGTATTTGTCTTTACCCATATTGATCTTGATAAGATTATCCCCATAAGCTATCCCCACCATAATATTGGGTCTAGCCTTGGATAATTTGGTCCAAAACATGAATTTGTAGCCCTTATAATAGTCCTCGTTTAAGACTGATAGATCGCTCTCTGCACACTTTCTGAGTACGTCGACCCTTTCTATCGAATAAGGAACTACATAGTCGTTAAACACCATTATATAGCCTCCTAGACCCCTTCTAGCGGGTTAGTTTGTCCCAAAGGTCATCTCCAGCCTTTGGATAGATCACAAGTCCATCATTTGATCCCCATTCGTCATAAACCTGACGACCGAAAGTCAAATATCCTGCGTGAGTCTTCTCCATAGGATATATATAGCAGAATGTGTTGATGGATTGGATTGTGAATTCGGAATTCGTTTTCATGTTTGAGATCATGCGATTCATTAAGCCCTCAGGACTTGACACGATCTCTCGTGGAATGCATACAAGAACCTCGTCCTCATCTTTACTCTTGGCCAGGAAGAAATTATGAGTAGGTACATCGCCATTCTTGTATTCTTTAATGGTAGTAATTCGACTACCGCCGCATAATACAAAGTTGTATCCGCGCGCAGAATATACGTCAGTCAGGCTTCTAGAAAACCCTTCCACAACACAATTATCTGATTCCGATTCGGATGCTTCCCATCCTTGGTTATATGACCGAAGTACGGGAGTACCATTTCGCAAATACATGTGTTTCAAGTCGTAACCGTTGATCAGTCGGTAATGACTTAGTTTGTATTTGTCTTTCGATGTCCACATGATCCAAGTAGGCATTACTGCCCACTCGATATCTGTGATGATTTTGTCAAGCCAATTTTTAAGATTAGCAAGACCTTCTTTTAGTTTTGCAAATAGTTCTTTCATTAGGTTATCCTTTCTGAAAATATGATGCGATGTCTCGCGTGGTAATTCAATTCCTAATGCTAATTAATGGATCATCCAAATCGTTGTAAATGAAGAACGATCGGATATGATGTTTTGAATGTCCGAAGAAGTGTATTGCTGATCTAGACAGTTTTGTGACGTCTAAATTATTTAGATATACATCACCAGTTCTACCTAACGATGTATGTCCCAAAATAATAATTTCAGAGTCAGTCAACAAGTCCGCAACGAAACCAATATAAACGAAATCAGAGTCTCTTAGAGTAATGGCTCCGCTAGCAGCCAAGCAACGGAAAGAATATACATTACCGTCTTTCTTGATGATAAGACGATTAATCTTCCGAGTCGTCATCTTCATCACCTTCTTCTAGATCCACAAATCCGACCTCGTGCTCAATACGTTTGTTGTATTCGTCCCACAGTGACTTAGAATAATCATAGTCGGATTTAGGTAATCCAAACATACCAAAAGTATCATCATAATTTGGCTTGTTAGTGCGTCCACTTTCCAAATATGAGATAAAGGTATCATGAGTAATAGCGTCGAAGTCCTCGAATTCAATTGACATCTTATCGAAAATGAATTTCAGATATTCAGTAGCAGATTTCTTACCACCTTCGACATGTAGGTTTTCGGCAAACCAAATAAGCAGCTCACCAATACTTGCCCAGCTAGAATATTTAGATGCGAATCCAAAGTATTCCACACGCTTGTCAATCAATTGTTGACGGATGTTGAGTAGGGCAATGTTGTGTTTGTTAGGAGTATATTCCCAAGCAAAGATAGGTGCAAAGTCATCAATAAGTTTTGAATTATGGATTCCTGCACGGTCAAGAACTAACGCACAATAGTAATCATAGCTATCTTGCGTGTCTTTGTCGTAGATCATACGTTCGTACTCCATTTCATTAGCTTTAAGCGAGCGGATTGTGTACATCATATCGTCAATGACCTTACGAATTTCTTTCGCAGATCGTTTGTCACGATAATTTAGAAATCGATCCTTCATTTCAAATTCGTCAAATTTACGAACTACAGAAATGGTGTCACCTTGTCCATCAGGAAGGTTGATAACTTCTTCAGTCATCGGATCATATTCAATCCCAGCAGCATTTTCATATGGAGTGATGTTACGTATAATCATACCGTTTTCTTTACGCCATGCATGACCATCACCAAATTCAAGAGGGTCTTGGTCTTGTTCGATATCGCGTTCAAGATCCATCAGTGCATCACGCTCTTCGAGACGTTTTTCAATCTCAGCAGCTTCGTGTGCTTCCAAAAGTTCTTCATACGAAAGACCATCTTCTTCCAACTTCTTTTCTTCCTTATACCATTTATAGAGACGGTAACCGGCATAGCCGATACCCGCCACTAAAACAGTATATCCCAAAATCTTCAAGTTTCTATTCATTATTGGAATATCCTTTCACAATTTAATTAAGCTTGTTCGTCTGCTTCTGCGTAGATGTTTGGAGCGTAACGGTTGCGTGGGCGTTTCCAGCGAACATATGTTTGTGGAACCATAGCTTTAGCTTCTTCATCCCACATGTCAAATGTATCCCATTCGATATAGAATTGATCAGTGTCTGACCAGAAGAATGGTAGGGCAGCAGATGGTACTTCAAATCCGAGTTGTTCCAATACATATGGGAATGTCAATTCGCCCCATTTAGCCATTTTAGGAATAAGGATTTCATTGTAGATTTCTTGGATTGTGCGTTCATTGTATTCTGGTTCGCCAGGCGCATTGAGGTTAGAATTCTTGAAATATGCACCATAGAAAAGTCCTTCGCTAGGTACTTCAACTGTAGTTTCGATTTCGTTTCCGTCTTCGTCAGTGATTGTGATTTTACGTGTGTCATGAGGAGTATCGAGACGTTTGAATGTTTCTTCGTCAAGAATTTCCTTAGCACGTTTGCGATAACGAGAATGTTCTTCTGTGATTACCGCGAGAGCAGCCGTAACAGCTTTGAGGCGATTGTTCTGAATAGCGTATGAAAGTCCAATACAAGCGACACTAAGAGTCCCAACAAGGACAGGCACAGCAATGTCTTTGGCAACCTCAGTAGCGATTTCAACTTTTGATGGGACAATTCCATCCTCCTTCATTTCCTCAAATTTTTCCAAAGTCTTATCGACTTTCTTAGCTGCTTGGTAAGATGTTACAGCAGTAGCAACCAATCCTACGCCTCCAGCGATAACCAATGCAAGTGGTGCATGTTTAATTCCAAAGTTCTTAGCAGCGACCAGTCCACGACGCGAGTTCTTAGCGAGGTCTGCAAAATTAATTGATGGTAATTTCATTATGTGTTCTCCTTTTATAAAATAGTGTTTATAACTTCATTAGATTCTTCTTTGAGAAGAGAATATCCGCAGATGTTTGATAAGATGAATGATGAGTTAGCTCGAACCTTTCGCTCCTTATTAATATGAGCGTCGTGTTCAAATTCCAAAACTCCATCATTAATAGTTAGTCCAGTAACATTACTGAATAATAATGGCTGTTGATTTTGATGCGTGTGTTTTTGATAAATCCTAACCCGCATATGTTTCCTCCTGTAGTGCTTTTCCGTGTTGCGCACGTTTGATAGCCGCATCACGGTATTCGTCCACAATATGCTTGTATTGCAAATATGTAGACGGAGTAAATCCATGTTTGTTCTGCAGATCTTTGATTCGTTGTCGTACACCACGTAAATGTGTATGCATAGACTTGAAGTCAAATACATCTGCGCTATTGATCATACCAATAGTCATTCCTGAAACTTGGTTCTGCTTAATTGAGATTTGTTCTTCTTTACGCATAAGATAATCGATGAGAAATGCGTACTCCGTTTCTGGAGTCCAATGCAATGAATAAGAGTTGATTTTGCGTACTGCAACCATAATTAAGCCTCCTGCTTTTGTTTAATAGCAACCTTGCGAATATCGGCACGTTCAAATACATGCTCGACGGTTTCGTTAATTTCAACCAAATGTTCAATAATAGTAACAGTGGTTTCGCTGCGTGTGTATGTCAATCGTAGTTCCTTACCGTATTGGTCTTTAGGAACATAGTTAAAATATTCACGACTTCCATCGCGAAATATAACGTCAATCTTTGTGATCATTTAGGCCTCATTTCTTCAACCAAGCAAATGCCAGGATGATCCAACCAACAGGGCCAATACAAAGTAAAAATAGTGTAGCAAGTAAGTTTTTCATTTTAGTTTCCTCCGTTTATCTTTTAATCCAATCCATGAATATGAGTAGCCAACCAATTGGTCCACAAGCGAACAAATATAAGTATGCTATATAGCGTCTCATTATTCGTCCTCCACATATTCAGATCCGAACATACCAATTCGAATTCCGTCTTCCTTACAAATAGCATCGAATGCGAAATATGATTGTACGCATCCAATAACATAACCGATTCCTACCAAACCAATACCAATAACGAATTTCTTCATTAGTAAACTCCTAACTAAATTTCTTCAACAGGTGGGAATTGAATTGTATACCCTCCACCACGCGCAGCGACAATTTTAGATCCGCGAAGATCTGTCCAACCATAAGAATTATCAGTAAACCTTGATGGAATATCCGATAGTTCATAGTAATCTGCCACAGATACAACTTTGTAGTGTTCAAGGTTACTTAACATAATGTTAAAGATTTCCTGAGCTTCCTGCGCAGTTTCAAAATCAACGTATTTCAACACATCAGATGTCTTTTCGGAACGACGATTGAATTGTCTATCGTAGTCAATACGTCCTCCTCCGCGATATGTGTCCATACGTGTAACATTGTTTCGTCCACGACCCCAGTATTGTGTAGGTTGTCGATGATAAATATAGTCATCACCCAACACTGCACGCTGGATCGCAGTTGTAGTAATATCGACGAAAGTGTTCTGAGCGCTTGGGATAATAACCTCATGCACAAGATGTTGCACAACACCTTTGAATCCACCTTCTCCGAAAAATAGTAATCCAGCTCGAGATAACAAACTAGGTTTGCGCACTCTACCTTTAGCTACTGCTTTCTGCTTTTTACGCACAGCAGTCCCGTCATTCTTTTCTACCTTAGTAGATTTTTGTTTTACCTTATTGTAGTCAACCATTATACTCTCCTAACATTCAATACTGCAGACCATTCGTATGTTACAGGGTCCATTTGCTTCTTGACACCGTCTGCAATATATGTTCTTCCTTCAAACCAAACACGATTATTATAACCATTAAGTTCGGTTGCTAGATCCGCCAACGTAATATCACTGGCGTTGTCTAATGGCACAAAGAATCTACCAGTGACAGGGTTAAAATCAGGGACATACATTGCGTCATAATCTTCTAATATGACCACCATATATGTCTATGCCTCCTTTCTACGGCAAAAAATAAAAGAGGGTGTAATAACCCTCCAGTATTAGTCGATATCTTCCGATTCGAACTCAACGTCAATAACGTCGTCTTCGTCATTCTTAGATTTAGACCCAGCGAGTAGTGAGATCACGAAAGCTCCAGTCCCGATCAAGGCTGCTCCAACTAGTACTTTCTTAGCCACTGGACGCCACTTGGCAATTTGTTGTGCCATAGTAAGCTTTTCCGGTTCAGCTACGATAGTAGTTGTAACATCTTGCTCAACTGCAGCTTCTGCTGCTTTCACTTGCTCATCTGAGATAACCTCAGTTTGATTTTCAACGATTGTTTCTTTTGACATCTTTGTGTCCTCCTTTGTTTTAATATCGTTTCATTATCTGCTATGTAATTTCTGCGACTACTTTTTCCAAATTTTGGATAGTAACGTAATTATAAAGACGATCCATACTGCCCCAGTGATTCCAATCACCACAGATGGACCATAAATAACGGCTGGAAATATCCCTAACGCAATCCCGCAGATAATTGAGAATGGTACGGATAAAACCAGCACAGCGGCTGTTAAAATAATTTTAACTGTCGATGTATTCAACTTCCTTAATCTCCTCTTCAGTTCAAAATGTTTCGAATTCCTCCATATCAGAGCGTTCGAAATGAATGGTGAGGTTATCAGGGAGTTCCATTTGTACTTCAGAGCTGCAAGCGTAAAAATTATCACGAAGAGTGTCCATGTCTTTGAGCGACATTGGAATACGAATATGTTTTCTCATTAATATTTCCTCCCTAAGCGGCGAATCGAGCCGTATTCATTCACCAATAAAATAGTATTGACAAATCCATCAGTACTCGGGATACCGACAGACTTGTCTTGAATAGCATATTGCTTGTTGTTAATAACTAGCACATACTCACAATTCAAATCCAACATATGTACGATAGATATAGGAATATCAACAACGACAGAACTAATTCGTCCATCAGATGTTGGGAATGTGTCCTCATATTTACCTCCAAATGTTGTCGTTGTCCCTTTGTAATAAATAGACAACGAGATGTTTTGTTTCTGTTCCATACCAAACTTACCTCAAATATGTATTGTCCTGCAAAGCTTGTTGCAGAAGTTCTTTAGTTGTAGATGTGCCGACGTATAGTCGGTCAAACATCACATCAATGACACTCAAGAAATACTTGATAGACTCTTTATCACGTTTGACATAGGCAGTCTGACGATCTTCCTCATAAGGTTTGAAAGATTCTTCAGATATGTTCATACCTATGTCTTCATAATAAAATGATTCGGTCAACGTTAGTACAAGCTCGTCCACTAGTCGTCTAGACAATTTGAATAACAGCCCTTCCAAATCTATGAATTCTAGATTATCGGGGATAGTCATCATCATGTTCAAATATGACTTGTAATCTTCCTGAGCTTGATGCTCACACCAACTTGTGATAAGTCTATCAATATAGAAATCTTCAATCATGAATACGTTTTGTAGATCCATTGATCGAATGTTTGCTATAATTTGGTTCTTGAAGTCATTACTAGATAAAATAACTTTTTTATCTTTCATGTTTCTTTCTGTCCAAACTTTCTAACATTTCTTTTCGCATTTCATCCGGATTCCTGTTGAATTCGAATGTTACCGATTCAGCATCTTCTTTCATAGATTCTTCAGTCCTATCCAAGACATGCTTAAATACATCAGACATGAATTTTGTATCTTCATACGATACGTCCGGATCATGGAATGCGTTCTCGTAATATCGAGAATCTATGATGGATAAACATAGAGCATCTACAATTTTACGAGCTATTTTAAATACGAAAAGATTAGGATCTATCACAGTAATACCATCCGGTACACTTGCGAGGAATACGTAATATGCTTTGTAATCCTCTTGCGCTGGTGACATTTCTGTCTCGGGATCCTTCTCTTTCCATTTAGTAATAGCCGCCTCGATTAAAGATTGGTTGATATACAACATATCGGCTAGAGGCATATCCCTAACCATTGTTTCAACTGTCTCTTTGAATTCGGTAGACGACATAATGTAACCTTTAGTCATCTTCAACCTTTCTTCTAATTCCGAGAATATCTGAAAGAATTTTGAGACCATCTAAAGTCATTTTGTCTTCTTCAGTCTCTGGTGTAAATACGTCTTCGAAATAGTTTTCTTCCATTATATATCCTCCAGTAAGTAGTTATCATCAAGCGATTCTTTACAATACGCAAATATGATCGACTTAGCGAATTCTTCATCAATCAATGCATACTTGCGTTGTAGTACGGTACAGCCAGGATACTTTTCGCTAGGACCAATGATCTTAGCCTCCATACAATATCCCCAATGAGGGATTCCGTCGATTGATCGTTCATAAGGCAGTTTTGAATCAACAACATATTCGGATCGTTTAAACTCTTCTTTAGCGTAAACTTCATCCGAAAAATGATCCCATGTTGTGTTCATCAAAATGTTATCAACTTCTCTAAGTTCATATTCGTGAAAAGAAGACGCATCGTATGTGAGATCTTTCATATCATACTCAGTAATAACAAACCCGATGTTGTCAGGATTCTTACGAACAGATTTGCGACGAATTGCTTTACTGTTGAATGTATAAAATGCAACGTCGTCAAGATCACATTTTTCAGAGATATTACTTTTACGTATACAACCTTTCCATTTTTTGTCTTGTGTTTTGATCAGTGTAATACTACGGACAGGAATATGTTTCCCATCCGTAGTATATACACCCAAATATAGCTTCTTTGCATCCACGCGATTCATAATTAGTCCTCCTGTTTATCCAAGTGATTCCACATAGTCTTGAAAAATATGAAGACTAACACTGCTGCAATTACAAATGAGATTCCTGTTAATTCCCAAACTGACATATTACTTGTCCTCCTTCTTGAGTCCATGACGATCATGCAAATACTTTTTGATATGAATACGCAATTCATTCACAAGCCTGTTGATAAAAATAAGATCCTGAGTTTTGTAAGTTTTTGTCTTACGTTTTGGATTAAGATATTTCTTATAAATAGCAATGTCTTCTTTAATGAAGTTTACATCGCCGTATGGAGTACCTTTAGCTAGCTCCAAATAATACTCAAGACGTTCAATACATGCGAGCGTACGTAGAATTATCTTTGCTTTATTTTTAAGGCCACGTTTCATTTGTTTTCTCCATTCTTTTGAACTAAATAATTGTAATATCCCAACATTAAACCTCGTGTGGTATAATTGCTAGGTTCTTTTACATAGATAATAGTAAAATCAAATTTGTATTCACATTCCGGGAAGTTGAATGCTAGTACGTTACGTTTGACGTCCACGTCCATATGTTCGACAAATCCCAGAAGATTAACTAAAGCAGTAGAACCGTCTATCTTATCAATCGGTTTGAAACCATTCATCTTATTATAATAGTACTCATGAAGTTCTTCTAAAAATTTCCTATCAGACGAGTGTAATGTAACCTCTGCGGAGAATAGCTTTTCACCATTCTCCAAGGTACAAATATGATTGTCGTATTTACTAGATATTTTAAGATCTTTCATTATTGACCTCCGTATATGAAGTAATCTTTAACAAATTCACGGAATGAAATATCTAATGGGTTCTTGACGTATGTTATCTCCATCATAAAGAAATGAGGGCGTTCGCATTCGTATTTAGAAGTTACAGTAGTGTCAATATGAGAGATGAAACCGAGGATGGTTCCAGGTTCTAATTCCTTAATACCTATAAGACCTCTAGTCATCGATAATTCATTATAGGCTTTCTTGTTTGCATCGAGTTGTTCCCAAACAGCTTTTCGATCATGTCCAGAAATTCTAATCATTGCTTTGTATACATCGCCATAACTATGGTTATATTGGTATACGTCATACTCACCATGACACTCAAATACTTCATTAGTGTCCGTACTATTTTCTGGTTTTAATAGCATATTATTCTCCTTTACGTTTCATATCATACATGCCAGCTGCAAGAACTGCAATGACAATACCCCCGAACAACAGATATGATTCTTCAGCATCTCCTGTAGCTGGAAGTTGTTTACCTTTAGTACCTTGAGAATATGCCTCAACGCTTTTACCAGGATCTTCAGAAGACGGTACGTCTGTCTTAGGTTTGTCTTCTTTTGGAGCGGGAGTATCTGTGATAACCAACTTTGGAAGATCAAGAACAGGCGCTGGTGGCATCATAGGAATATCCTTCAAGTCAATTTCAGGTTTATCCACGATTGGCGCGTCGTTAGGAATAACGCCACCTTGCCATTCAGGTTTATCATACTTAGGAGCATCAAATGGTACAGTTCCTCCGTTCCATTCAGGTTTTGTATGAACTGGTGGATCTAAAGGAACTACCCCACCTTCAAATTCTGGCAATTCATATTTAGGAGCATCATTTGGTTTATCCCCTTTTGGACGAGATTTACCTTTAGCGTTACCATTGCCATCATAAAGCTTAGTTTCTGCTTCGTGTGATACAAAGCCGCCATTCCAACTTGCGGTAAACAGATTGGTAGGATTGTATTGAACAGGTGTGCGAAGACGAGTCTTGTATTCAACCATCAAGATTTTGTTTTCAATCTTATCGATATGCGTAGTAAAACCATTCTTATTGAATTTAGTGTTGGCTTGTGCTTGAGTAGCAGGTGAGTCGTATACCCATGGATCAACATCATTAACATATTGATAGATAAGACTGCCTTCAACATAGTCTTGATCATCAGACCATGTGTCTGCGATGTTTACATCCTCCATTGTTTGGCGTTTGTAATTCAAACGCGCAACCCAGTGGATAAGGTTTTGGTCGGAACGGTCTTGATAACCATATTTATACAATTCCTCATTAGGATTAATTGTTCCCTTAGAACCTGCGTTAAGTTCCACGATTGTGCCGTTGAATGAGATGTTCTTCTTAGTGTTTTCTTGAACAACTTCACGGTTGATTTGTGTGTGGAAATTAAGGGAAATGGATTTATCCAGTGGATGATCCTGGAAGTAATTGTTGAACGTTGTCGTAACAGTACGCTCATTTGCTTTAACATCAGCTGTACCAACTTCTGTTTCGCCAGTTTCATTGTACACTGGGAAGTTGTAGCTGGTTTCAAGGTTTAACTCTTCAGGGATATTGAATTTCATTGTATCCCCAGAGTTGATTTGGACTTCGTCTGGAATATCAGTTTTGATATTCACTTCAACATCAGACCAGATTGAGTCTTCTTCCTTCTTAGTCACTGTTACCTCGGGATCAGTAGCTACAAGTTCTGTAGAACCTTCGGCTTTAGTAACATCAGCAAATACGGATTCAGCAACAACAGCAGATCCAAAAAGAGCAATACCCATCATAGCAAGTTTAAGTGTAGTTTGTTTTTTCATTGTAAATTCTCCTTTAATACAAAAAAAATATAATGTGTGTTTTGAAATAATTTAGAAAAAAAAGAAAGAGCGTATTTAAACGCTCACTTGAATGTATTCACTTTCATGGTCGCTGTATAGAGTTACGTTATACCCTGTTTCAACCATTTTACCGTATACAAGATCGATGTTGTTGCACAAGGCTTGAAAATCAATTCCTTCGATTCCGAAATCCACAATATCAATATTTGTGATTTCAATTTCTCGGGCTCGATTAAGATACCTTTCTGCAATTAAATCGTGTATATGATCCATGATTGAGTCAAGATTATCCTTAACTCGATTACGGTCTTCCAATTTAAGTGTAAGTAATTTGTTTTGTTGCATATCTAAATGCCTCCTTCTTTTGTTTTCATTATAACATATGTAATTACTGCGAAATCTGTACGAGTTTCACGTTACAGCCCGAGTCAAGTTTACGTTGGAATGAATCAAGGAATGTTTTAGATAGGAAACGTTCCAAGGTCGCATCGACAGTTGAGATCATGGACAATCCATATTTCTCAGATAATACTGTATAGTATTTTCCGTACTTAGGATCCGTTGTTCCTTCGAACATGTCGTAGATGAATTGACAATTTAAAAAGCTTTTAACGTCTTCTTTACGAACGGAATAGTTAACATCATCATAATCCCATAACATGAGTTTGACAAACGCGTCGTCAATTCGAACTCTAGGTTTTAGAATGTTAGATTGTGATCTCTCCGCTTCGACCTGGATCAATGACTTGATTTTTCGTGGATGCGGTGCTTTATCCATCAAATATTGCTTATACGCAATAAACTGATTGATAGCCGTTTCAAATTCTTTTGTGTTATAAAACACATATGTAGAATATGTATCATTGGTACGGATATAGATATATTTATTCAACTTATCATTACGAACATTGAAATAGATTTCAAATTTGTCCGATTCATCGAAAGATACTCCACGAAGTTCCTTAATATACCGATAGAACTCTGTAAAGTCGATACGATAAAATAGATCTCGTCCAATACCGGTAGCAACGCTTACGGCTCCTTTTTCTTTATGAATATTCAAATACAGACGAAGTTGTTCCGCATTTTGAATTTCAATTTCGCCAGAAGGTTCTTTAGATTCTGGATAATTAAATCTTTCAACTCCTTCAGGTCCGAATACACGGAGACCTGAATAGAGGCCTGATCCGTCTTTCTTCTTAGGAAAAATAGTATCCGAAACTTTTTGAGCAGTAGTTCGATTGTTGTCCTTATTATCAAACCATACAGAAGCCATAAGAGCATAATTTGACAAGTCTCGCAGTGTATCCGAAATGCTTTCGTCTTTGACCTTAGCTTCAGATTTAATAAGCGTGCGAAGCCGACCCATTTTGTCGTCCATGCGAATAAGCGCAGCAATAAGACCATATTCTTCGAGAGAAGATTCGAAAGAGTTTCCATAGTCAGCGTTTTTATCAACAAAGGTTTGTAACAGTTTGTCATGCGCATTTTGCATATTTTCTTTTGTAATTTTTGTCATTATCTGACTCCTTTAAATTTATTTTGAGAAAAAAGAAAGGGTATAATAACCCTTATTTAAACCGTGAACTCACCATATTCCATACCTTAGATGTGATGATGTTAGTTTGTTCAAAGTTCAAAACAGCCGCCATACCAACGAAACTGACAACTGCCTGAAACGCCTTATCCCAAGTAATCGAGTATTTACGTTCCTCATTCTTCAACGCAAGTAACTTCGCATACTTGATAGTCAATTTCAGGATTTCATCAGTTGTGGTCGCGTAAGCCATCTCGACTTTGCACAACTCCATCTGCTTATCCAAGCCATCATAAAGTAAGTTCATTAAAATATCGTACATTATTTGTACTCCTTTCTTTTTTCTCATTATGGTATAAGTAATTCCTGCGATCATCTGTTTATAAGGTTATTTATTAGATTGTAATCGGGTGCTAGTTGCCAAGATAGCCATACTGAGAATACGGTATTGAATAGTATTACGAATGGTAATGCAATATTGATATACACAAGAACCCGATTTGGTTTACTTTTAGCATAATATTTACCATCATACATTACCTTGTTCCAATTATCGAGATCGAACGAATCGGTTCCAAAGCTAGCTATAGTCACAAATATTAGACCAATAACTAAAATGATTGTCGAAATGATGATCCAATAGACCATTACATCATGCCATTTGGATTGTTCCTTCAGAACTTCATAAGAAGCAGCGATTTTGTCACCATATTTGTCTAGGAATTTTACAACTTCATCAGTCATATTAATCCTCCAAGTTTTCTTCTAACAATTTCTTGAATTGTGCTTCATGAGACAATTCGTTTAGTTCTTGGTTAACTTTGTGGATCTTATATACGGCAAGTCCCGACACAAATAACGCACATACTGCGCCAACTAAATCTAGAGCTGCGTGTTTGATATCTGCACGAGCTACTCCTTGTTTAAGACCGTGCTCATAAGCTGCTTGCATTGCTTCATCTTCGAAATGTACGCTTGGGGTTTGTTTGTCTGTTAATTTGAACATAATGTTACTCCTTTTTATTTAATATCAATTGATGATAGAATACTGTTGTATGATTTTTCAATAGTCTCTATCGTATTGGTTTTTGAGATAATTTGTTTGGCAATAGAATATGTATTTGGATATTGGTCAAGTAATATTATTATTGAATAGTAATAACCTGCCAAATCAACTACACGATTATACGCACGTTGAACTTTTCGATCATTACCTTCAGTATACTTGACTAGTTTATACAATTCTTCTTGTTGTTTGGAATATGCGTAGTGGTAGATCTCCATTTGATCATACCATTGTTTGCGATGATTTCCAAAGAAGAAGTAAATCCATAAGAAAAATGCCTCAATACGAGTTTTCATTATATTATCCTTTCAACATAAGTTTTGCGATTTCCTTGTCCTTAAGAAGTTGTTTGGCAGCATAAGGCATTACAAGTTTATTGTGAATAGCAGATACTCCAAGATATGATCCATAGAGCAGTAAGGAAAATGTGAATGCGCGAGATGTGATGTTTCGGAGAGCGTCGACATTCTTCTCAGAAAATAGAGCTAAATCAATAGTAGCTTTGTGATTTTTTAAAGCTAGTTCCAAAATTTTAGGATTGTCAGTGTTAATTTTCATGTTTATTTCTCCTTTTAATAATTTGTTTGCCGTATCGAGCTTTAAACTCTTCACGAAGTTCTGGTCGTCCGCATTTATCGAACCGGTCTTCATAATAACCAGCCCAGTCCAATAGTTCCTTCAAAGGTTCCATTTCAGAAATTTGGAATTGGTCTTTGTCAATATGATTATATCCACAATAATCACGTACTCGGACAAATGCATAATCACCACCAAGCATAACCACAAGTTCGACAATTATACCATTAGAAAATGGATAATGGTAATGGGTCATAATCTTTGATTTGTTTTGAATAATGAAAGGATTCTTCCTACCAAACTGTACTGGCCTAACATTTTTACTCATCGCATTCTCCTTTAATTTTTATCCAATAGTCCATTCATCTTGTCGATGACATTTCTAAGTTCTTGCTTATCCTTCTCCAATTCGACAATGCGAATTTCGAGTTGATCAATATGTTTGTCTCTGTCATTATCTCCTCGACGGTCAAGAACCTCAAATATACCTAATCCGAACAACACAAGTCCGAAAAGAGTAAATAACGCAATACTACGATTAATTTTCTTCATATATTAATCCTTTCTTTATTGAAATAACATTGGCGGATATAATCCTTTAACCCAACGATCAGTTTCAGCAAGCTTTTCTTTGGCTTTAGGAAGAGCTTTTGCTTTATCAACATATTCGTTAGCTTTAGCCAAGTCGTCAATTTCAAATATCGATCCTTCAATGTTTGAAGATACGTTGTCTTCTGATGTTTTAGGAAATGATACCACAGTATCATATTGTCGAATGTCTAGGTATCCGTCGATACGAGACACCGATAATACAGGTTTCTTATCACGATTTTCCATATCGTAAGACAATTGTACAACATAACCATTCGGGGTTCCATAGTAGAATGTCTTTAATTGACCTGATAACAGTCCCATATCTGGTTCAGTCCACATTTTACCATCCTTCATTGGTGGAGATAGCGGTGAAATAGGTGTTTCTGGCATTAAGATTTACCTCCTTTGAATTCAATAATTAGTGTAGAATATACCATGTCCATATCATGGTCAATGTCATACGACCTGGTAACATCAATAGTAGCCTTATATCCGGCGTCATTTAAGTCGAACACCAACTGTTGCATTATGATATGAACCGGGAACGTATCTGAATTATCGTATCCATTTTCTTTTAGAATTTTACGAATATCAACAATACGTATATAGATTGGATCAGATATTGAGTTTATTAGAATTTCATTAATCCGATCAATAATAGAGTCATAATTAAATTCCTTAGTCAATAACACTTCCAATCGTTTACGGCTGATTTCCTTAATAGGAACAATTTTACTCACCCATAATCTCCTTTCTAGGTTCATACTTTTCCTTTAGTTCCAAGTACTTGTCGTAGTAATATGTGGCGGCTTCGTCACGAGTCTTCCATCGGTTCTCAATCATTTCGTATTGATGCTCCAATGAGAAGATCTTGTCTTCCTGCTTTTTAATTGTATTTTGATACACAACATTTTTGTCATGTAACTCAATGGAATATCCGAGTAGCACTATTGTAGAAATGACCACAAATGCACTAGTTAGACCCATTATCCGTCGTCTGATTCTTTTTCGCATAAGCTTCCTCCGCTTTAAAATATCTTGTAATTTGTAGATTGTTTACAGTTTCTGGATCCTTTGATCGATATTCTTTATCAAAAAGATCTAAAGAAATCATATCAACATAAATATCTGTAATATCTTTAGAATGATCTTTACTAGCCAATCCAGGAATAAAGAACATAGGATTAAAATACCAATAACCAAGGTCTTCGTCAATATCGAACATTATGAATGGATTCTTTGATGGATCAAATGTAACAACTGCAAATATATCATTTCCGTCACGAATAAGTTTAACTTCCGCAATTTTTTCATAAACAGCATTAACAAATGGAATATCTTGATGTTTTAAAATATTCTCCAAACCTTCCTCTGTCAAAGAATAATCTGACATTGGAATCTTACCATCCTTAATTATACAACCTTTGTAATACATTATAATTCCTTTCTGAAAAAAAATAAAGGCTAATTATATAATTAGCCTCCAAAGATTTTAAATGCTAGATCACATAGTGTCTTGCACCAAAACAAGTCCCATAAAGTTTTGACTGCTTTCATAATGTGTTCCTCCTTTTTATTTCTTCATTATAGTACATGTAATTACTGCGAAACCAGCACAAGATGCCTAATACGAATCGATTGACCATATCCTCGGTCTGGGTTTACAGTTATATGTTCTGTAGGATCGGTATTCTGAATTAACATACGATCGATAGTATTTGTCGTAACAAACATGTCCCATCGATACAGATCTAAACTAATGTCTATAATAGACTCGTTAGGGTCAAGTTTGTGAGGATGCTTTATGAAGAATTCGCCATACACCTCAATACCCTCAATATTTCTATTGTGAACATTATCATAAGCTAATAGTACATCGTCCTCATTAACCAAAATAGACCTAACCCGATAGTCACTATCCATAGGTCTAACCGTCTTCAAAATAACCCGAACATATCGTTGCATATTATAATCCTTTCTTTCCAAACAAATAAGATAGAACAAACGTAGCTATCCACATTCCTCCAATAGTAACTCCTAATATATCCATAATGCCCATTGTGGCAGTCGTCCTCTACCGCCGAATTTTAATCCTTCCTGTGATAATAGTTCTTGATAAGCCATTGCTTTGCCATCTGTAAATATCGTATGATCATTTGGTGCTGAAATTATGAAATGTGGCAACTCTGTGTAGTCAACACCAAAGTCTAACATGTCGCCAATTGTGTGAACATAGGTTTTGATAAGTGCGAAAGTATTTGGGAAATCCCTTGCGCCAATGGATAGCATCTTAACACTAGATATATGACGTTGTAGAGCATCTTTTGGCACATCTATATAGATGCATTTGTCGTAAGACTTTTCTGGGATAATAACTCCCTGACAATATACTTGGTTTCCAGACAAGACCATATCAATCTTTGTCCGGAAACTGTCGTCATTATGATTGTACACAACTTCGATCTTACGAATGTAGTTGTTGTGTTTCTCTACTACGGTTGTTTCTTGTTTCTTTCGTTTATTAAAAACCGGAATCCTAATCTTATCAAATGGTATCATATAGTGTCCTTCCTATGTAATGAAGTTACCCTCCATAAATCATCCATTTCCAACTCTTCATAAACTACATGTATCCTTGGTTCTGGATAAGTTACGTCATCCACTTCAGTAGGTTCGAAATCTTTAAATTTAATCGGATTTGGTATGTCTAAGTAATACCCAGTTCGACATTTCATAATCCTTATTTTTAATAAATCTTGGAATGTCCATCCATAACATTCGGTAATATTTAACCCGTTATATGATAAGTTACCATAAACATCTGAAACCTTTAATGGTTTGTTTACAGCCTTATTCAATAAAAATTCTCGGAAATATTCTGCAATTTCTTTAGTTTGCAATATCATCACAGGTAAATTAATATCAACTTTCATAATAATCCTCCTTTAGAACTTTATAGGTGTTGGTAAATCCAACCAGTAGCCTGAGCGATTGTGTGTGATAGGTGCTGTTCGAATCATTTCGTCATCCCAGCCATGTTGTCGATCGTAGTTGTTATTAATAAAACCTAAAATAATCGAATAGTCGCGACAATTAACCCATTGGTATTTCTTATACCAGTCAAGCATTTCTTTACGAACTTCCTCGACTTCTTCCGGGGTTGGCAGTGGTCGTTTTGGGATAGCTAAGGGTTGTAACAAACGATCTTCGTCTATGTTCATATTAGAACCTCCTTACAAAAAAATAATAAGACGTGTTGTCTCAAAGAAAAAAAGAAGAATGCGGATTTGCGGCATCGTCACCGCACTTCTATATAATGTATAGCTGCTTTCCTATTTCACTAAGCAAACCCTTCTTGTGTTTATATTCCTCTTCATTATGGTATATGTAATTTCTGCGAAAAAAGAAAGAGGACTAATTGTCCTCAAATAACGTTGTACAATACACGGTACATGCTGATTTTGTTATTAATGCTATTGTCTTTAGCATAAGTTTTACAGCTTTAATTCTAGAATAGTTATCGTATTTTAACAATTCAATCAGTTCATTCTGTATCCCGCATAACTTAACGTGATTCACATGTAGTCGTCTAGTATACTTATCCAGTTTAATATCAAACGGATTAGAATACTCACAACTTTCTGTATATTTTTGTAAGTAGTATGCGTAACTTTCAATCCAATCAATTGTTAGATTTATTACCTCATCTAGGTTTTCTGTATCCTTTATATCCTTAGTATCAAAAGGCATATAATAACCAAAATCACTCAATCTGTGATATAATACTTCATTATGTTTAAATGTCATAATTGTTTCCTCTTTTCTTATTTCTTCATTATACTCTATGTAAATCATGCGAAAAAAGAATAGGCCGAGAAAGCCTGTTCTTTAGAAACCTTTATTTTTCAAGGTCCTTAGCACGTAATGTAGAGTTTCCATTCTTCGAGTGTGGTCTTCTGCATCCTTTAGAATATAACCTTCTTGTTCGAGTTTCTTAATTCTTCCCTCCTCAAGAACGGCATATCCCGCTAAACAGCGGAATCCAACTTCCCGTAAAATTCTTCTGAACATAATGTGTTCCTCCTTTATTATAATTAGTTTTTCATTATGTCCTGTGTAAAAAATGCGAAAAAAGAAGAAGCTATTACGCTTCTTTAAGTAGTTCGTATTTATTGTGAATTTCATAACAGAGTCTACCCATTTCAATGGCTTCCTCTTGATGTTCGCTAGCATACTCAACTCCTTTTTCATAGTAATAGCTTTCATCTTTTTTACCACATATAGTCATAAGTTCCATACTAATTCCTTGTAGTTTAAGATATGTATCTGGATCGATACGTACTTCTTCACCTTTCGGTGAGCAGTAATCGAGTGTATTATTGAACTCTCGTACAGTATTGTCAAACTCTTTGATTTGTTCTTCGGATAATTCAGTTGTATCCCGAAGAAACACCATCAAATTATTTAAATACTCACGAATAGCCAATATTTGCTCAATACCCTCACGAGCGGCAATTTCAGTAACTTCGTTTCCTTTAAGATCAACATATTTTAACATAGTAATGTCCTCCAATAATTATATTTGTTTTCATTATTGGATATGTAAATTCTGCGGGTGTTTGGTAAAAAAAAAACAGGACCCGTGTAGGTCCTGCGGGGGTTATTCATCGAATGGATTATCCAGTTTGTGTTCGATGTTTGCAGTAGCCGCCAATTGTTTTACGACACGAACGAGTTCATCATTTTGTTTAAATAATCTAGACAAAGCATCATCTTCAATTTCATTATACATACCGAAATATTTTTCAGCTAGTTTATAAATTATAAAATCAAAGAATCTAACGTTATCATGTTTTAATGATGCTTTCTTATATTCTTGTTCAGCGCCTCGCATCCTAGCAGATTCTAATAATCGAACCCAAGCGCCATCGGCTTCGCTATTAAGCATCTCGGTAATCATATTATATTCTATAGCTGTCCACCAATTTCCTGGATGACTACCAACACCATTATATCCGTTTTCAAAATTCAGATAATGTCCGTCAGAACTAGCAAATAGCCCTTTACGAATTTCTTCAAGATTAATAACGGTTTTAGCATCAGCTCTGGAATTTTCATTAATCTCATCGACATTAATCTCAGTTAATTCAACTACTGGGATTCGATTGATAAAGACCGTTTCTGATGGATAGAATGATTTAGAGGTCTTTTCTGGATATACAGAAGACTTTTCATTCTTAACAGTAAAGTAAAATTTGAAATCTGGCAATGTACTAAATTCAATAT